AAAGAAGAATACCTCCTACGCTACCTGAACGTATTCAATTATAAAAGTAAAAGAACCCTGTGTTGTAGCATCTTGTGTGTTTGTTATGTTACAAAAAATTGTTCTCTCTGCAGAGGTGTACTGCGCAGAAACTGGAGCGGTTGTTGCATTTTGTGTTGTTGCAACAAGTGTTGTAGTTGTCACGTTACCTACAACGACAGTAGTTCCGCCATCTAGTATCTCATCAGTAATAGCTGCAACAATCTGTGCGCCAGAGCTAGATGTGCCAACTTCATAACCTATATCTCCTGATCCAATTACTGGGGCAGTGACGCAGAATATTTTAATATCTGTGATTATTGTATTAGCTGGTTGAGTAAACTGTCCTATATTGTCACTATCGCCTGCAGTTGTGTTTACAGTTACGCCTGTTGCGAAACCCACATGCTTGACAAATTTGTTGGTGACAATACCAGTTGAGGCAGTGCTTGCTACTGTAGTAACAGCACCAGTGGTGGCATTTTTAGATATTACTTGAAATCCGTTTTCGGAACGGACCGGACCGTTAAAAGTTGTATTAGCCATGTCAATCTCCTTGTCTTGGCAAATGTCAGCTACATTATGTAACTGTCAAGGGTTGTTATAAGGGAGCCGGAAAGGAACGGCTCCCAGTAGTAGTTTAGGCTCCCGGTGAACCAAACATTCCGAGAGGATCTGATACACCAAATGAATATCTCTCACGGGCTTTGTATCTCACATTACCTGTGTTGAAATCTCCATCCATTGATGTTGACATCGGTGTTCTTACAAACATCTTCATTCCGTTAGGAACATCAGTGGTTAAGAAAAATGCATCTGTATCTGTTAAATAGTGATTAACAGCAAAGCCTTCTGGTATAGAACCATTAGACTTAATTGCATTTAAATCGTTATCTGCTGTTCCAACTCTTAGATCTGATTGTAACACTCTTGTAGCAACAAACATCAACGCTGGTGGAATGATTAATTTTCTAGGTCTTGCTGCAATTAACAAGCCTCTTTCGTCTACGAAAGCTGCAATATCAATTACTGCTTGTTCTAGAGAAGTCTCATTCAAGTCAGCATTTGTTGTTAGTCTGTTTTTATTGTTGCCACCAGCCACTGTTGGGTGTGCTGTGTTAAACAATGTTACACCATCTCCACTTTGAAATGTGTCAAAGCCTGTGTTGAGCAGTGAAGCAGATTTAGTCTGCTTTGTATAAGCCATTGCTCTTGCTAGTGCTTTTGTATAACGAGCAGACAATGAATCATAAAGATTATCTTCCATTGCCTCTTCTGTTATTGAAAAGCCCATAGCCACAGTTTCGTGGTTGTATCTTGAAGTGAATGACTCTTGCGCTGAATCATAAGAAATAGCCGAACCCTCTGGCTTTACTGGGGCTGCCCCAAAGCCTGACAATTTGACTTCTTCTTCAAAGCTACGCTCTGAGTTTTCTACTTCATATATTTCAGTATGTTCATCTTCATACTTCTCATATTCCAAGCCAAACAATGCGTTAAGACCCGGTAACAACTCTTTAAGGAGTTGCGCTCTTGAAATAGCCATTTAACAATCTCCCTAAGCTGCGCCACTAGTTGATGAAAGTTGATGATAATTGAATTTGCAAACCAATATTGGAAAGCTACTTCCTTTTTCATCACCTAAGTCACCACCTAGATAGTCTATTATTTTGATACCATCAGTTGCTGTTGTAGATATTTCAGAAGCATCTAAGGCAACACGGGAAATACCCAATGTTGTATTAGCGCTGTTTTGTACTACAGGTGCATTTTTACCGTAGATATCTCTCGCATTAGAAAATGCTCCATCCGCCTGTATTGTAAATAATACGTTTGGATCATCTACCACATACGCCATAGCATCAGATGCTACAGTGCTTGCTGGGAAGTGTTGACTAAAAGTCAACTGATTTGTATTTGGATCTGTAAATCGGCAACCCATGAAAATACCACATAAGTCAGTTGCTGAACCATCCATAGTTGCTGTCACTTTTGCAATTGTAGTTGCATTACTGGCATTAACTAACTGAACGATATCGCCTTTAACTATAGCTGTACTTTCTCCAGATTTAATAGGGTATTGTCTGAATACCTCTAATGAACCTGTGTCGAATCTACCGATTGGGTTAAGTCCAAATGGTGCTGCTATGCTGCTCATTTTTACCTCTTCGGTTAATTTATTGTTACATTACGAAGTGCGTGTGCTTTTCTCTGGTTTGAGAACTGGCATACGGGGGTCGGACTCCTTCATGAAACTATTATCTACAGCCTGCATTTGTGATTTAGCCTGACCTTGTTGATAGTCTCTTCTTGAATCCATCATTTCTGTTGAGTTCTTGCAAAGTAGCAATCCTCCAACCTCTACATTACCTTTGAATCTTGAGTCAACGTCAGGAAGAATCTTCAATTCTGGATGATCCTCTAACTTAACTGGCTCCCATCCCTCACGAAATTTAGCAGATACATTTGTCATATCAGACTGACCTAGTGCAGATGTGCGTATCCATCGATACTCTACACCTTCTTGGGGTGCTGGATCAGGTAAAGCAGATGGTCTTTTCCATGTAGCTTTACGCTCTGTACTTTCTCTTGTATCTAGTGTGCGTGGGTCTCTGTTAGCCATTTACTGACTCCTTCAATAATTGTTGCGCATATTGTTCAGGGGTAAGCCCAAGACGCTTTGCGAGTCCGACTTGGGTAGAGGTTAACTGCACTTTGCGTGGTTTTTTTGCACTTCGATTAACCGGGGCAACCACGTTACCAGCAGGTCGTTGAGGTGCTTCTACCTCTTCTGTCTCAACTATCTGCTTGTCTGTTTTATCATCTTTATTAAAGTAGCTAGGAAAAGCTGTTCTAAGCGATGTATCTACTCTTCGATAATATTCTTCGGGTTCTAATAGAGGATTAACACCAGCTTTCACTAACTTTGCATGAAGACCATGAGCATATCCTGTCATCTCTTCGTATCCGTCTCTATTAAACCAATCATCATTTCTATCAAGCCACTCTTTGTCTTTACCTGTTGGCTCTTTAACTTTTGTTTGAGCAGGAGCCTGTTGCGGAGGAACAGCTACAGGCTCTTCTGCTCTAACTGGGGGCTTGTAATTATCTACCCTATATTTTTCATTTTGTATATTGCTTAATTTTTCTTGTGCTTCAATTAATTTGTCAGGATCACCTGCTTCATAAGCCTCTTTATATTCCTGCTTTGCCTTTGAAAGCTGTGCATCTACTCTACCTTTTGCCTGCTCAACTAATATACCTTCTCCATCATCAAGTGTTTTTCTTAACTTTTTATTCTCATCTACAAGTTTCTGTGCAGCTTTTACAGCCTCATCACTAACTCTTTTGGCTTCTTCTTTTTGCCGTCTTTCTTCATGATACTCATATTTGAGTTGTTTAATTCTTTTTTGTACATCGCCAGAATATGATTTTATCTCGTCATCATCTGGTATTTGTGGTGGCACATTCTCTGCTCTTTTAGGTTTGTTCCTGTCTTCTACAGGTGTGTCATCTACAATTTCAACTTCTATTGGATCTTTGTCTTGAAACAACTGTATCTGCTGTTCTTTAGTTTGCTCAATATTATCGTCTACTTGTATTTCTTCTTCCATTTTTTCTGCTGTATTTTCCATTATATCCTCGTATATTCTCTAGGGTCATCAACAACAGCTTCCACTGTGTCATCATTGATTAATCTAAATTCCTCACCTCTGAGCTTAAACCTTGTTCCAGAATAAGATCTGAATATTACAAAGTCGCCTTCTTTACAGTATGGTCCATCTGGAAATTTATCTGTATCTTTATATGCAGCTTCGCCTACAGATATAACCAATCCTATGATTGAGGCGGTTTGCTCTAAACCTTTTAACTTATCTGGAATAATAACTCCACCCTGTGTCTTTTCTTCCATCTTGGGTATTGCTATTAAAAGTTTGTAACCTTTCGGTTCGGGTAATTTACGAGTAACTTCTTCTTCTAACTTGATCTTTTCTGCAGAGTACATCTCTGTTCCTTTTGCAGTGATTTAGGTTCACCGTCACCTTGCAGGCTTTAACGCCTGATTCTCGTTATTTTAAATATACACAACTATTGACAAATAGGGAAGACCTAATCCTCAATAAATCTTTTTTCGTATTCCTGCAACAGTTCTCTTGCAATTGACAAACCTTCGATTTTTCCGACAAGTCTTTGATATTCCTCGAAGTTATTAGGTCTGCCGGATGAAAGATAGTCAGAGATAACATTTATTTCTTCCTCAACTTTTTTTAATATTGGTGTATAAACCGTTTCATTTCTACTCATTTTGTAATTGCTTTGCTGCTTCCATAACTATTTTTGCCTCTTCTTTTTGATCTTTAGAGGAATCTGTTGCTAGTTTAGCCGCAATTCTTACACCTTCTCTTCTGTCTTCAGATTCTAATCTTTCTGTTTGAATTTTTTCATTATTTTTTGTTTTTAATGCATCAAGCTCTAACTTGGCTAAGTCCATTTGTTTTTTATGCTCAAGCTCGTCTTCTTTAATTTTAAGCTCTCTTTGTTGTATTTGAGTCAAAGGATCTTGTTGCTGCTTCATAGCTTCCTGCTGTTGTGCTTCTGCTGTATTGGATTTAAGAAGTTTTTCTGCTGCCTCTGCCGCAAGTCTTGAAAGCTCTTCTTCTGCGTCTTCTGGTAAGGGCTTTTCTTCATTAGGCATAGCGACACCTAAATTCTTTTCTATTTCTTTTCTATATTGAAATGCCACATGTTCTGTTATGTGTGCTGATAATGCTGCCTGTATTGCGCCTGCAAATGGTGATTGACCAACTATCTCTTTTATCTTTGGATCATTAGCTGCTGCCATGTGAACTTTAATATGTGCTTCGTGATCCTGATACTTAAACGCTTTTACTGGCTCTTGTTTTAGCATTGCCATATTTTCTGTAACAGGATCAGATGGTTTAATATCATCTGGTAATTTAATTATTGACTTAGCATCTTGTATACCAAGCACTTCTAACATCTGTCTGTGCAACTTTCCCATATCATAAAGTTGTGGGGCTTGCTGTGCTAATTGTAATGCAGCCTGATACTGCATAACTCTTTGTGACATAGTTGCTGCATTAGGATCTGATACAGGTATTACATCTATGCGATCATCAAAGTCTTTTGCTCTGTCGAAATCACCTTCCATCTCGTATGCATAAGTGCCATCCATATAATCTCTGATTACATTTGATAATAATCTAAGCTCGTTCTTCAGTGCGGCATGGAGTCTGGCTTGAACACCAGACATAACTTTCATAGATCTTTCCATCAATGCAAGTGTTGTCCCTACAGGTGCTTGGGCGTTAATGTCCCCAACCTGTATATCGGCTACCGATCCTATTCTTCTTCCTTCATCAACGATGTTTCCGAGTAGTTGGTACAGTACCGATGACGGTTCTTTGTAAGGAATGAAAGTAATAGCATCACGGATGGCACCACCCGGGACATCAACGTCACGGAACTCACCCGGCATGAGAGGCGAATCATCACCTTTGATACGAAGACCCCTAGCTTTAAGACCAGCAGGCAG